TTTTGTTATATACCCATTAAAACACTCAATTCAAATGGGGGTTGTTTCATCTGAACCTAAATTATATGGTTTTGACTTTTATGGTTTAAAACAAGATGAGAAAATATATAATACCGACATGAGAAAAGTTGGTGTGGTTATTAAACAAGCTTACTCAACACAAAAATTATTACAAAATGTTAGCGCGTATTATAGAATTTATGTTAGAGAAGGTCAAACGGAAGTTCAAGTCCAAGACTGGACAAAAATTAATCGAACACCAAACGAGTATTATTTTATGTTCGACACAAGAGATAAAATACCAAATGAATATTACATAGATATAAAAGTCGAAAGTAGTGGGGAAATAAACACTTACAAAAAACAAATCAAATTTCAGATTGTTAATGTAAAATATTCAGAATAAATAGATATTTATAAATAAAAAATTATGGCAAACATATATTACTCAGGGACATCTTGTATTGATGATTCACCAATTGAACTTATTTCGGTTGAAGGTCTTTTAACCGGAAAAACATATCAAGATATTAATTTAAATTGTGTTTCATTGGATTTTAGCGCATCTACAACCGGAGAAACTAATACAACATTCGTATATGGTCCATTTGACGATTGTGCCGAGTGTAATGCTCCATTCTCAGCGGGAACTGAATATAATGTATGTGCATTAGATTGTAGTGGTAACACTATATCTATAATACCCCCTCATCCGACTTACACAAATGGATTAGGTAAAGCGGTAGTTCAATTAAATGCAATTGCATTAGGAGGAATAAACGGATTAAACAATTAAAAATAAATAAATAAATAAATTAAAATTATGTTATACGCACAAATTACACCAGCAGCTGAAAAAACAACACAAGTAACCCCTTTTTCAGCAATCACCGAATCAGCGGATTTAATGTACGCTGTGGCAAGACCATACACATTAGGAACAACAAAAGTTAACTTTCAAGTAACTTTTGGAAACGGAACTATTACTAACGGTAAAGTATCTAACTTCCAAGAATTATTATCTTCAAATATTAATTTAAGTGGAGATGAACTTTCAAATTGGGGTACAGATGATTCAGTGGTATTATCAACAATCGCAACTAAATTAGGGACAACATCAGTAGCGGTTTATACATCAGCATCACAAGAAGGAAATAATTTTTAATTAAAAATTAATTTTTCTTTTTTTACATCATTTTTATTATTATCTTTGTAGAATAAAATAAATAGAAATGATGAAAAGTGTAAAAAGATTATCGAGACAAACTAATTATAGAATTGTTAAATTTTTAAGACATCTTACGAGTAATGATATGCCGATACTTGAGGACACTGAAAAAAAATGCACTTCTGTGTGTAGAAAATTAATTAATCATCCGAAGTCTAAATTCTTGATTGCCCCTCTTTCTATGAAAAGATATATTAAGAATGATGAATTAGAATTATTTGTTGTCCTCCAAGATAGACGAATTAGTATTACTAACCATGTGTATCATTATGATGTGGTTATTAGTAATAGAAATTGGGAAAGAGTTACAAACATGTACGATAATAAAACCGAGAAGATTAGACAAGAATTTGAAAATGAGATGAGTTCTCAAATAAAACATTCTTTATCAACAATACTAACTAAATTGTCGTAGTATTTTCAGATAAAACTTTTTTAATTAAATCCCTTAACGATTCGTTTTGGGATTTTTTATTTTGGTTAATATTAAGTGGTTTTCCGGACACAATTTTATTAAAACAATCCGAAGTATCATTTGAGGTTAAATCTTCGGATATGGTGTCCTGTGTTATCTCAATCCATTCGGTAACGATGGGAACAATCTTTAATTTTTTACCAGGATTCTGATTAATGTTATTTCCTTCCTCATCACCCGCAGTTAGATTTGGGTGTTTTTCCATATACTTGGAAATTTTTTTAGCTTTAGACTCAATCTTTTTGATTTGTTTTTTTGGCTCATCCATAGACCCGTCATAACTATCATACTCCAACATTGCATTATCATATTTAGAAACAGGGATGTTAAAAGGTTGTATATCAGATTTTTTAAATATTCTAATTCCCGGTTGCATAGGAGCAATATATGAACCTCTCCCCCCACCATCAGATGTTGATTCGTTAATATGTATTTTATTATTTTTCATAGTATAATTATAAATATCTTATATAATTAAATATGGAACAACAACCTGAAATATTCGGAAAACTATTTGAATCAATTCCCCTACACACTGAAGAACACTTAGATATTCTTTTAGATACTATGGATAACGATAGAGCTAACTACTTTTTAATACAAGCAGTTAAATACGCCTTTCATTCCGGAATATACTCTCTCGGTGAAGCTGAGGTGATTTCTAAATCAATTAGAGTATTGTCTAAAAAAGAAAAAGAGGACTAATTGTCCTCTAATATCTTATTGGATTTACGAATATTCTCTTCACCCCACATAGGTTGGAGATTGTCCAAACACCAACATCTCATAAATTCCTCGTCTCCCATCTCCTGTATATCAAATGATGTTATTGGTAGTTTGTGGTCAACATGCCAAATTCCATAGTTATCCCAACTCATCGTGTCCGTGAATTGTTTCTCTAAATGATTTATCAATTCCTCCGGTGTGTATTGTAAGATGTCAAAGTAATGACCGTATTTGTCCACATTACTTTCTTTTAGTACTGTGTAAATTGCCGTTCTGAAATTAGAAATTAGTTTATAGAGGGGGTCTCTCGATTTACGATTTCTTTCGTAATCGCGTTTTATTTGACGAATTTTATCAACATTATTTTCTCGATACTCTTTAATATACTGTTTTAAATGTTCTTTATTTTGTTCCGCCCATTTTTTATGGTATTCTGATTTTTTTTCTTTATGCTTGTGATAAGTTCTTTTATCTGACGCCTTTTTACCACCAATAAATCTTCTACCGGATGGACCCATAATAACTCCATTTTCTTTTAATATTCTTAAAATTATTGGTTTACTAATTCCTGTTTTTTCAGAAATGGTATGTGACCCCAATAGGTCTTCATTATACATTTTAAGTATGTTCTTTAGTTCTTCTTCTGTTGGTATAAATTTTTTCATATAATATAAATATACAACAATCATACCAAAAAACCTATTATTCAAAATAAAGATATAAAAAAAGGGACATATAGTCCCTTTTTGTTAAATATTTTAAGATTTTGATTATCTCAATTCTCTTAAATCGAATGTTCTAACACCATCAACAGTAATTCTTCCGTAAAATCTGTTGTTGACCATTTTTTTCGCGTATCTCGTCATTATACCTTTGATAGGTGTAAAGTTGAACGGATTGTACATTGTTGGAGTTAATTGTAACGGTACGTATGGTGCGTAGATGTAACCTGTGTCTAACAATGATGTTCCTTTGTGCCCAATTAATATTTGGTTAGCTGGGAAGTAAGGGTCACGGTAAACTTGGTAACGTCCTGCCAATGTTCCTACTCTTTCAATACCCATGTTATATTGGTCTTGTTCAGGAGAAGCATTAGATACGTGGAAGTACTCTAAATCATCAAAGATAGCAGAAACCTCAGAAGATACAACAATCCAGTTTGCTCCACCTCTTAAAGTAGATTTGTGGATTTGTGCAGACAATTGGTTGATTGCTGTAATCAATGTTTGGTTCCAATCTTTTTGAGTATAAGAAGTTGTCAAAGATAAACGTTTCCAACCATTGTAATCCCATCTCAAGTTCCAAGCAGCACCTTTACGTAAATCTCTTAAGATTTCACGGTCAATTTCAGCAGCAACTTGTTCAGATAATAAAGCTGTTAATTCAGCTTCAGCATCGATGTTGTGGAAAGCTGCAACGTCTTGAGCTAACTCAGGAGACCATTGTGCTCTTAATTTTCTTTCTGTAACAGAAACAGTAACTGAATCTAATTCGAAAGAAACCTCACCGATTTTATCTTCAAATTCTAATTCTTTATATCTTCTGAAAACAGCACTGAAGTCATTATTTGCTAATGTTCCAATTGTTGTTCCTGTGTAACCGTCTAAAGAGTCAGCTCCACATGAAATACATACCGGACAAGATAAATCAACTTCTAAATAGATGATACCATCAACACCACAGATGTTATTATAGCTACCACCATTACCATTAGTTGCCCAAGTAGTTGATGATTGACCACCATACTGTACGATACCTTTACCATATTGTTGAGTAACAACTCTAAACAATAAAGAATTAGCTGTACCAGCAGCGTTAAATACTACATCACAAGGAGAAGCTCCTGACCAAGTACTATCTGTTGCAGTACCGTTAGCGAAAATTTTCAAATCAGATAAGAAAGTTTCAGAATCATATTCGTTACCATCAGGTCCGATTAATTTACCTGCTCCAGTATCTGCGAAACCTGACATTTTAACGATTACTTTTCTAATGTTTTGGTTATCATAAGCACCATCAGCATCATCTAATCCACCATCAACCCATGCTTGTACTGTTGTTGTAGCAGTAACCGCAGACCATTGTCCTTTAGAATAATCAAACAATCCTGGAGGGTCTAATTGACCTTCAGTTCCTTCATAGAATAAATCATAAAGATTTTTCTTGTAAGTTGGGTTGTATGTACCTGAAGAATCAGCCTCATTATAACCTGCACCTATTTGAGTTGGACCGTTTGGTGCTCCGTATGGAGAATAGTGTTCTCCTGATTCAGTTGCACTTCCACCGTCATACCCTTGAATTTTAGGTACAAAGAAGAATAATTTACCGATTGGTAAATTCATTGCTTGTACAGATACGATTTCATTCGCTAATAATTTAGAGAATACTCTTCTTACGATAGGGAATACAACAGTTTCGAATGAACCTGAAGACCCGTCAGAAGTAGCTTCGTTGATTAGGAAAGACGCTTGGTTCTCATATAATTGAGCTACGTTTTCTTTTAAGTGACCTTTAAGTCCTTCTAGGAATCCTAATTTATCCCATTTGTTAATTGTGTCTTCTTTAATAACTTTAAGGTGTTTTAACCCGATGTTACCAACTAGACCTGATTCTAATAATGCTCCCATTTTTTTGGTTTTTATTAATTTTTTAGTTTATTTTTATTTTAATTTACCCATTAAATCTTTCATTCTAAGGAACTGAGGATTTTCATAAGTTTTTGATTCAATTAAGTTAATTGCTGAACCTGACAATGGTGCTTTTTGAATTGCTCTTTCCATTGATTCGTTCATTGGTTGTGTAGTCTTAACTGAAAGTTCTTCTTTAAGATTTTGATATAAATTTTTAGATTCTTTAATAGTTTCAACACCATCAAATCTTCTTAAGATATTTATTTTTTCTTGTTTAGATGTTGAGTGTTCAGTAAACAAACGAGTAGCGTAAGCTAAGTTTGAATTAAATACTGCAACTTCATTCAATTTATTTCTAAATACATTAAGAGCTTTTCTATACTCTTCATTCTTTTCTCTAAGAATTGTTAATTCATTTGATTCTGTATTTTCAAATGTTAGATTTCTGTTAGGAGTAATTCCTTTTCTTAATCCTCTACCTGATTTAGAACCATTTCCGTATGTGTGAGCAGCTTCTTTAGTTTCTACTTTTTTAACGGACGCTTTTTTAACCGGTGCTTTTTTGATGTCTTTAAATTCTCCATCAAGGTTTTCACCCTCTTTGTATTCAAATTTAGCTTTACCTGTTCCAACTGATTTTGGTGCTTCTTTTTTCTTCACATCAAATCCTTTTCCTTGGTTTGGTTTAGCATCGTATTTGAATTTAGGACTTCCGATTCCAGTACCTTTAGGTTTGATAGTAGATTTTGATTCAAAAATAGATTCCTCTAATTCTTCTTCTTCGTCTTCTTCTTCCTCTTCGTCGTCTTCATCGTCGTCTTCTTGTTCGTCCAGTTCAATTTCATAAACTAATTCTTCAGACTCATCGAATCCTTCGTATTCGTCTTCTTCATCTTCAAAATCACCTTCTTCTTCGTCATCAAAAGAAAATTCCTTTTCTTCGTCGTCGTTTCCAAACATTCTTTCAACAATATCTTCAATAGACTCGCCTGATTCATTAAATTCTTCTGATTGCTCAAATTCATTATATTCTTCTTCACCTTCTGTAACAACCATATATTCAGCATCGGTTTCGTTGTCTTTAATATTAATGTTACCAGAATCATCTTTAGTAACAACAATATTATCGTCCGGACCCATCAATTTGAATACACGTAAGATTTCTTCGTCATCTTTAATGTTAGTTAGGTCGATAACATCTTCATCTTCATCATCTGAATCGTCATCGTCCATATCAAGGTTATCCATATCCATTTCATCACCTTCT